TAGTGGCGGACCGCAAAGACCGAATGGCTTTGCTCAGTCGCTACAGTAAGTTGCATACGCTGCGTTATGGAGAGAAGCCAGTACACAACATTAACAAAGAGCAGTGGTCTGCCGATGGTCTTATAGAGTCCTATGGCATGCCAACTTGCTACGAGTTAATGCAGTACTACTTTGATGTTTCCCCAAGTCCAAGTTGGTCATACTTTGCCAACTATGCTGACAAGATCATTGAAGCTAGAAGACGAGTAGACCAAGATTTACAAGAGAGAGCCGAAAGGCAAAAGATGGCAAGGGCGTGGTTAAATGAGTAACACAGAGGCTAAGCTGCTTTCTGCAGTTCTAGAAGACAAGCAGGTTCACGTATTGCTTCAGGCAAATGTAGACAATCTGTTGCGCACCCACAATGATGTGTGGCAGTTTGTTAGAAACTACTTTGAGAGCAATCATTCTGTTCCTCCAGTCGGCCTAGTCGTAGAAAAGTTTAGAGACTTTGAACCTCTCAAGGGTATTGGAGCAACAAAGCATCACCTAGATGAGCTTCAGGTTGAGTATCTAAACGACAGCCTTAAAGATATTTTGCGTAATGCTGCAACAGAGGTTCAGCTTGGGCAGGGCTCGGAAGCACTAGAAAAGCTTATTGGACAGACCTCAGAGCTTAAAAAGAATACCTCGACAATCAGAGACATTGATGTCACAGATTTAGATTCTGCTATTGCATTCTTTGAAAATGTAAAGAAGCAACAAGAAGCTGGATCTATTGGTATTAAGACTGGCTTGCCAGGTTTTGATGACTATCTACCTTCAGGAATTATGCCTGGACAGCTTGGGGTTTTCCTTGCTTATCCTGGTATTGGTAAGTCTTGGCTATCGCTATATTTTGCGGTACAGGCTTGGAAGCAGGGCAGGTCTCCATTAATTATTAGCTTGGAGATGTCTGAGACAGAGGTTCGTAACCGAGTATTCACTATTATGGGGGAGGGACTTTGGTCTCACAGGAAACTAAGTTCTGGAGATATTGAACTAGATACCTTGGCAACATGGCACAAGAATCATTTGCAGGGTAAGCCAGAGTTCCATATCATTTCTAATGATAGTGGTGGAGAGATTACTCCATCGGTTTTGCGTGGAAAGATTGATCAGTACAAGCCAGACTTCGTAATTGTAGACTACCTTCAGCTTATGAGCCCAAACCAGAAGTCGGACAATGAGACTGTTCGTATGAAGAACCTGTCTCGTGAGCTTAAGCTTATGGCAATCTCTGAAGAGGTTCCTATCATTGCAATCTCCTCAGCGACACCTGACGACGTTACAAAATTAGACACTGTTCCAACCCTAGGTCAGACTGCCTGGAGCCGTCAGATAGCCTATGACGCTGACTGGGTGATAGCTTTGGGTCGGGGTAGCAATAGTGATGTCATGGAGTGTGTATTTAGAAAGAACCGTAATGGTTTTATGGGGGAGTTCATGGTCCAGGTAGACTTTGATAAGGGACATTATAAGTATAAAGATGTGCAAGACTTTAATTAAATAATTAAATAAGTAAATGGGCTTTATAATAGATGAATGGAAAGCATACACCATAAACCACTAAAACTCTACAATCTAGAGGGCAACATCTATGACGACTCTATTCTTTGGAGACTACGCATAGAGTATGCAGATCTTTTAATTGCAGAGATGCGATTTGCGGGGTATGTTCCAAGGCTAGACATTGACGAAGACTTTACTATAGAGTATAATGAAAACATAAAAGGTTTTAAATTTAAGCTTTCAATGTATGGAATTCACGTAGGGAAGAGAAAGAGCGAATGGATATTCGGGATAGACGGAACACTGGTCATTCCTATGCACCAGAGCAAATCAAACGAATCTTGGCAGGAAGTGGCGTAGACATAGAGTCTGAGGTAGACACAGACTTCATTATCTTCTGCCCTTTTCACGGAAACCACAGGACTCCAGCTGGAGAAATCGATAAGGTTCGTGGAACATTCTTTTGTTTCTCCTGCCACCACGTCGCAGACCTTGCTGAGTTCGTTATGCACCAGACTGGCAGAACTTACTTTGAAGCCATTAGGTTTATTAAGAGCAAGGAGGTAGCAACCAGCCTTGAGTCTGAGATAAATCAAAAACTTATAGAGAAGCCTATGTATGTTCAATATGATGAGCTGCAGGTAAAGAGGCTACACTCTACAGCGATAGAATCCCCTCGTGCCCAGACATACTATAGTGGTCGTAAGATTACAGATAGCTCTATTAAGAAGTTCGGCCTGGGCTACTCTGAGAAGCAGGATATGATCACTATCCCAGTTCATGCCCCAGATGGGATGCTTGTTGGGTTTGTGGGAAGATCTGTAGAAGGTAAGACCTTTAAGAATACCCCAGGTCTTCCAAAAGGTAAGACTTTATTTAATTTAAACCGTGTAAAGAATTCACGTACTGTATATGTGGTGGAGTCCTCTTTTGACGCCATACGCCTTGACCAGTGCGGTTTCGCGGCGGTAGCAACACTTGGCTCAAACGTATCTAATTTCCAAGTAGACTTGCTAAAAAAATACTTCAATGATATAATTGTCATTGCAGACAATGATGAGGCAGGCGGCAACATGAAAACCAGGCTTATAGAAAAGCTTGGTTCTCGCGTCTCTGTCTTATTGTTAGAAACAAAATATAAAGATATTGGTGACATGAATGACGAAGATATTAAAGCTCTAAGCTTTAGCTTCGACCAGTCAATAGCCGAAATATTACAATAACAATATAAACAAAGTATACCAAAACACATAAGGAGAAAAATATGAGCGTAGTTAAGGGTCTCAAAAATATTAATGCCCTGCTCGACAAGCCAAAGTACGACAGCGATAAGCCTCGCGTTCGTTGGCTGAAACTAGCAGATTCACAGTCAGTAAAGATTCGTTTTGTCGAAGAACTGGATGAAGAGTCTGCCAATTATAGTGAAGGCCGTGGCCTCTCTATGGTGGTTAAAGAACACACCAATCCAAAAGACTACCGTCGCAAGGCTGTAGACACTATGGACTCAGAGGGCCGAGACTGGGCTGAAGAGATGCACCGCAAGGATCCAAAAGCTGGGTGGCGTGGGCGTCTTCGTTTCTATTGCAACGTTCTCGTTGACGATGGAATTGAAGAACCATACGTTGCTATCTGGTCAATGGGTGTAAGCAAGATGTCATCTTTCAACACCATTCGGGAATACGCTTTGGAGACGGGTAGCATTTCAAATCTTACCTGGAAGCTTAAGCGTAACGGTCAGGGTACGGAAACAAGCTATACGCTTATTCCTTCGGCTCCAGATAGCGAGCCGTTTGCCTGGGGTAGTGTAGAGCCATTCGATCTTGAATTGGCTTTGACGCAGGTCCCCTACGCAGAACAAGAAGCCTACTACTTGGGCTTTGACACACCTTCTGTTACCTCTGCCACTAACGTGGAGTGGTAATCTAGGATGGGATACGTTGGCTTACACGTTCACACTCATTTCAGTCTTTTTGATGGAATCGCTACTCCACAGGAGTACGTAGACAGAGCAGCAGAACTGGGAATGACTGCCTTGGCAATCACTGACCACGGTTCTCTTTCTGGTCACAGAGAGATGTATCGCGCTGCAAAAAGTAAGAACATTAAGCCAATACTTGGCGTGGAGGGCTATATTACCGAAGACCGCTTTGACAAGCGGGATAGGGACAGTAGAGAAGGTCTTTTAGACTTGGTCTACAATCACATAGTCCTCCTAGCCAAGAACCAAAAAGGTTTAGAAAATCTCAATAGGCTCAATGAGATTGGCTGGACAGAGGGCTTCTACAAGAAGCCACGCATTGACTATGAAGTTTTAAATCAGTATAAAGAGGGCATTATTGTTACCTCTGGATGTCTTAGCGGAACTGTTGCTAAGGCAATTGAAGTTGGAGAGATCGCAGAGGCTAAGCGACAAATAGAGTGGCACAAGGGTGTTTTTGGCGATGACTATTACATTGAGGTAATGCCACACAACCCAGCCGAGATTAACCACCAACTACTAGCACTGGCAGACGAGTTCGGGGTAAAGCCAGTGGTGACTCCAGACTGCCACCATGCACACACAGGGCAGAAAGACATCCAAGAGCTTAAACTAATTCTTAATACATACAGTAATAAGATTGAAAAAGACGCTACCTTTGAAAAGTCTAAGAAGCATGCCAATCTCATGGACAGACTTGATTATCTTTATGGTGCAGATCGACAAATGAGTTTTAACAAGTTTGATATCCACCTTATGTCCGATGAAGAAATGCGGGCAGCGATGATGTCTCAGGGTATTGATAGAGAAGATATCTATGAATCTACCTTAGAGATTGCTGATAAGGTAGAAGACTATAGTATTAAGGATGGGCTGGACCTTCTTCCAGTTCAGTACCAAAACCCTGACCAAGAGCTTCGTACCCTAGCCTTAGAAGGATTAAAAGAGCGTGGAGTAGAGACCCAAGAGTACCTTGACAGGCTAGAGGAAGAACTTAAGGTCATTGAGTCAAAGAGCTTTGGGCCATACTTCCTTGTTGTTCGCAACATGATTAACTGGGCAAAGAAGGAGGGAATCCAGGTTGGTCCTGGACGTGGTTCTTCTGCTGGCTCTTTGCTGTGCTATGCCCTAAAGATCACAGACATTGATCCAATTAAATATGGGCTTCTATTCTTTAGGTTTATTAACCCAGACCGTAATGACTTCCCAGATATTGATACCGACATTCAAGACACAAGGCGTGAAGAGGTTAAAGATTATCTAGTTAAGCAATACCGACACGTGGCTTCTATTGCAACATTCTTGCAGTTTAAAGACAAGGGTGTTGTGCGTGACATTGCTCGGGTACTGCACATACCCCTGACAGACGTTAATAAGGTTGGAAAGTTATTTGACACCTGGGAGGACTACTGCTCTTCCAGACAAACAGCCTGGTTCCGTGAAAAGTATCCAGAGATTGAGAAGTATGGTGACCAGTTGCGTGGTCGCATTCGTGGCACCGGAATCCATGCCGCTGGTGTTGTAACCAGTAAAGAGCCTATCTTTCGTCATGCTCCAATGGAAACACGTACCGCTCCAGGTTCTGGAGAGCGTATCCCAGTTGTGGCGGTAGATATGGAAGAGGCAGAACGTATTGGTCTGATTAAGATTGATGCCTTGGGTCTAAAAACGCTAAGCGTTCTCCGTAGTGCACTTGATATTATTAAAGAGCGTCACAAGAAAGATATTGACTTGCTCAAGATCGATCTAGATGACCCCAATATTTATGAAATGCTTTCTAGTGGATATACAAAAGGCGTCTTCCAGTGTGAAGCAACTCCGTATACGAACCTTCTGATTAAGATGGGTGTTAGCAACTTTGACGAGCTGGCTGCTTCTAATGCTTTGGTTCGACCTGGTGCCATGAACACCATTGGAAAAGACTATATCGCTCGTAAGCATGGCAAGCAGAGTATTCGTTTTCATCACCAAATTATGAAAGAGTTTACCTCAGAGACCTATGGCTGTATCTTGTACCAGGAGCAGGTCATGCAGGCTTGTGTAAACTTGGGCGGGATGTCTATGGTCGAGGCAGACAAAGTCCGTAAGATCATTGGTAAGAAGAAGGATGCCAAAGAGTTTGACGTGTTCAAGGATAAGTTTGTGGAAGGGGCTTCTAAGTTCATGGCCCCTAATGCCGCTACAGATTTGTGGCACGACTTTGAGGCTCACGCGGGGTACTCTTTTAATAAGTCCCACGCTGTTGCTTATTCTACTCTATCCTATTGGACAGCATGGCTAAAGTATCACTACCCGCTAGAGTTTATGTTCTCTATTCTGAAAAATGAAAAAGACAAAGACGCTAGGACAGAGTATCTGATTGAAACAAAGCGTATGGGGATTCCGATTAAGTTGCCTCACGTCAATGATTCTGACATCGACTTTAAGATTGAGGGCAAGGGAATTAGGTTTGGTCTTTCTGGAATCAAATATATTTCAGATAACATTGCTTCTAAGTTTATGGCGGCAAGGCCATTTGCTTCTTACGCAGAGCTAGAAGAGTTTTCTCTACGTAAAGGTACTGGGGTTAACTCAAGGTCCTTACAGGCACTTAGGGTTATTGGAGCAGCAAACTTTGCAGATAATCCAAGAGACGAAGAAGAGATTAGGTCTAACCTATATGAATATTTAAACTTGCCAGAGTTTAATATTACGGTACCTTCCCACTACCACGCTTTTATTAACGAGGTCATAGACTTTGAAGAGAAGGGGTGCTTTATCCTTATGGGCATGGTCAAGGCCATAAAGAGGGGTAAGGGCTGGTCTCGGGTAGAGATCTTGGACAAGACTGGGTCTGTTGGCATCTTTGATGAAGAGCAGACGGGCATTGAAACAGGGAAAACATACCTATTGCTTGCAAGTGATAATCGTATTGTTTCTGCTATCCCAGCTGACGAAATCAAAGGTTCTGATGCCGCAATCATTAAGTTTTTAAATTACAAGATGTTGCCCTATAAAGATGACGAGATGTTTGTGGTTTCGTTTAAGCCAAGGGTAACTAAAGCTGGCAAAAAGATGGCAACGCTAACGGTGGCAGACTCTTCTAGAGAACTACACTCTGTGTTGGTGTTCCCAACTGTTTTTGCTAAAGCATACATGAAGATTCAGGAGGGCAGTGTTCACACATTCTCTTTCGGAAAAACAAAAGACGGGACAGTGATATTAGATGACATACTTGGATGAAATGGCAGAACACCTGCACCAAGTCGCAACAGAAAAGGGCTTCTGGCCAGAGGTGGTCGATGACATTTTTATTACCAAGCAACTTATGATGGTAGTGTCTGAAGCCGTAGAGGTTATGGAAGCAATCAGGAAAGACAAGGGGGAGGTCGAGATAGCAGATGAGATGGCTGACATTATCATTCGCACACTTGACCTATATGCTGGACTAGTGGAAAATAATTATACAGACATTTCTCTAGACCAGGCCCTAGAAAACAAAGTTAACTTTAATAAAGAAAGACCAGAAAGGCACGGTGTTAGGTTCTGATGACAACAATTGATGAGGCTCTAGCGCAGCTAGATCCAAAGATTAGAAAAAGGTTAGGGCCAGCAGTTGGGATTAAAACTGAATTTCAGCCCACCCCTAGCCCAGGGTTAAATCGAGCATTGGGTGGTGGGCTTCCTTATGGGAGGCAGGTTCTCCTTTGGGGAAGCAAGGCTAGTGCCAAGTCTTCTTTGTGCATGCAGACTATTGGTCTAGCGCAAAAAGAAGGAAAGCTCTGTGCTTGGGTGGACGCAGAGATGTCCTATGATGAAAGTTGGGCACAAAAGCTGGGGGTAGACACCTCACAGCTATTATACTCAGAGGCTCGTAGTATTAATGATATGGTAGACGTCACTGTAGCAATGCTACACGCAGGCGTTGACCTGATTGTTATTGATAGTATTAGCTCTCTGTTACCAGCAGTTTATTTTGAGAAAGATTCTAACGAGCTGAAGCAGCTTGATCAGACCAAGCAGATTGGTGCTGAGTCCAAAGATCTTAAACATGCTTGGATGATGATCAACTATGCAAACAACCATGAGAAGCCTTCATTGATTATGGCTATCTCTCAAGCTAGGAACAACATTACACCAATGTATACCCAGTCTGTTCCTACTGGTGGTAATGCAACACAGTTCTTCTCATCTACAATCATTAAACTGTTCTCGTCGTCATCAGACAATCAGGCTATCAAGAATAAGATTAAGTCTGGAGACAAGTTGATTGAACAAAAGGTTGGTCGTAAAGTTCGTTGGGAGGTCCAGAACTCTAAGACTTCTGCTCCAGGAGAGTCTGGAGAGTACGACTTCTACTTTAGGGGAAGCCAGATAGGAATTGACGCTATTGGAGATCTTGTAGATACCGCAGAAATGCTTGGGCATGTCTCTAGGACTGGTGCGTGGTATCAGCTTGAAGACGGGACTAAGGTTCAGGGACGGGAAGCTTTTATTGAAAAGGTAAAAGAAGACAAGTCCTTGCAAGAAAAGTTGAGGGCAAGTATCGATGGCTAACTATACGATATTCCCCGGAAAGTTTCAATGCCACACTTGTAAAGGTGAGGTGGGAACTCTTCGACTATATGGGGGAACAAAGGTTATGACATGGATGTGTCCTGACAAACACCTTAGTCGTGTGTCGCTACAAACTAAAAAGAATAAGAAAGATTATGAGCGAAAGGTCTGAGGGTAAAAGAATCGGAGCCAAGCTACATAAAAACTCTGGACGGAATACTAAAAAAGGTGATGCAAGCTGGTATAACTTTGTTATTGACTTCAAAGAAGTTGGTAAAAGTTTTACCTTAAACAAAGATGTATGGGCAAAAGCTACGACTGATGCCTTGAAATCTAACAAAGACCCTGCTATAGTTGTAGTTATAGGTAGCGAGGGTATAAAGACAAGGCTAGCAGTCATTGAGATGGCATTGCTAGAACAATTGCTAGAAGAGAGAGAACAATGAAAATATTAATGCTGGATATAGAAACTACACCAATGCAAGTATATACCTGGGGTCTTTGGGACCAGAACATTGGTATCAATCAAATCATCAAGCCTACCGAGATGATGTGCTTCGGTGCAAAGTGGCAAGGTAAGAAGCCAGTGACTTTTAAGTCGGTTCATCACGATGGCAAAGAGGCCATGCTTAAAGAGCTTCATAGCATGATGGAAGAAGCAGATGCCCTTGTTGGTTGGAACTCTGCAGCCTTTGACCACAAGCACATCAAGAGGGAGTTCCTTGAAAATGGAATGACTCCTCCGTCAATTGTTAAAGACCTAGACCTTATGAGTGTTGTAAAGGCTAACTTTAAATTCCCATCTAACAAGCTGGACTATGTAGCACAAGCCCTTGGTGTTGGTGCAAAGTTTAAGCACTCTGGATTTGATCTTTGGATTGACTGCATGGCTGGTGACGATAAGGCATGGCGTGAGATGAAGAAGTACCAGATTCAGGATGTTGTTCTTCTAGAGGAGCTTTATCGTGTGTTGCTTCCTTGGCTTCCAGGAGCTAGTAGCGTAAGCATTAGAGAGAAGAGAGAAATCTCAGACCCTGAGAAGATGGTACAATAGTATAGTGACTACAGAAAACAAAACAACCATTGACATGGTTAATGGTTTATCAGAAATAGCAGAGTTTATGGATGATGAAGATCTTACACAAGCTCTCACTATGGTAGCTAAACTAATTCTAAAGCCAGATATTCCAATCAATGTTGCTACACTAGAAATTGTACGCTTACAAGCAATCGCAACTAAGATGTCTTTCAAGGCAACTTGGATGGCTAACGTAGATAAAGGAGACAGGGCGAAGAAGAACATATACTTTACAGCAGCATCATCTATTCATGAGCTGGTTGCTGCACTTAAGTATATTACCCGATAATATAAAATGGCTAAAAGTTTATTAAACGAATTAATGGAAAAGGGTGAGAGGACACAAAAGTCTTCTCCCGATATGGATGCCTTAATCCAAAAGATTCAGTCTGGATATATCGCTAATCGTGGTCCTAGGCATCAGCAGAAGAAAAGCTTTGCTCCTTCTACTATTGCTTATGGTCACGGTGAGTGTGCTAGGTATTGGTACCTCGCTTTTGAGGGCGGTACCTTTGAAGACTATGCTGATCCTTTTGCTGGTGCTAATATGACTAATGGGACTAAGTCTCATGAGCGTATTCAGAAAGCAATGGGGGATGCTGGAATGCTTATTGATTCCGAGTTTAAAATTATTAATGAAGACCCACCAATCTTTGGGTATGGAGACGTACTCTTGGACTGGAATGGAGAAGAGCTTCTTGGTGAGATCAAGACAGCTATGCAAGAGGGGTTCGAGTATAGAAAGAAAAGTCGTAAGGCTAAGAGTGGTCACTTGATCCAGATTCTTATCTATATGAAGATTCTTAAAAAAGCAAAAGGCGTTCTCATTTATGAAAACAAGAATAATCATGAACTGCTGACTATTCCAGTTGAAATAAATGATTACTACATTACATGGGTAAACCAAGCATTTGAGTGGATGAGAGATGTTCGTAAGGCGTGGGAAGCAAAGACCCTGCCTACAAAAAACTATCGATCTAATTCTAAGATCTGTAAGACATGCCCCTTGGCAAAAGTCTGTGCAGATGCTGGGACTGGAGATCTCAAACTTAAATCATTGGAGCCCTTGGATGAAGCCCTGTCAATGGTGTGATACTTCCTTTGAGGCAAACGTAGGCTACCAGATATACTGTTCTCCAGAATGTCGAAATGCTGCAACGAAAGATAAGATATCTCAAAGATATGCTATTTCTCGTAGAGCAAAGATGATGGAGAAAAAAAGATATTGTAAATCTTGCGGGGCCTTGATATCAGCTTATAATGATGATGTTCTTTGTTTATCTTGTGTTATTAACCCAGGAGATGTCTTAAAAGCTTTAAAAGAAATTAAGGGTATCGTAGATGGTAAAACTAAGCCAGATAACAAATCAACCTAATAGAATATGTGCAATAGATGCTAGCACTAATAGCTTAGCCTTTGCCATCTTTGACAAGGATGAGCTTGAAGCCTGTGGCAAGATCAGGTTTGAAGGCATAAACACCTACAAGAAACTAGCAGACGCTGCTATAAAGACACAGGCATTTTTTAATGTATACGGTAATTTTGATGCTGTTGTCATTGAGCACACGGTGTTTATGAATAGCCCAAAGACTCAAGCAGACCTTGCCCTAGTTCAGGGGGCCTTGCTTGGGGCAATGTCAGTGATCGGGGTAAAGCAAATTAAATCAATTAACCCAATTGCTTGGCAAACCTTTATTGGTAATGGCAGGCTAACTACTCCAGAGAAGCAAGTTATCAGATCTGATAATCCAGGGAAGAGTGACTCTTGGTACAAGACTAAAGAGCGAGAGTTCCGTAAACAAAGGACTATCAAGTTTGTTAATACTATTTATGATAAGAACATAAATGATAATGATGTGTCAGATGCAATTGGCATTGGTCACTATTCAATAAACAATTGGTCTAAGCTGGGTTGACAAGGAGATACTATGCCTGCTAAACTTTATACAAATGAAGCCTGGCTTCGCAAAAGATTTCTAATGGATAAAAAGACTCCACAAGAAATTGCAAAAGAATGCGGGGCAACTGTAGAAACAATTTATGTATATTTAGCTAAGTTTAAATTAAGGAAATCAAAGCGTTGAGCAAAGAGACAGAGCAAAAAATAACAGAAGTAATGTCTGGCATTGAAACAATGCTAATTGAAAAGAATAGGGCTTACGGAGATTCTGCCTTAGATCCTGTTCGGGTATTCTCTAAGGATGATGCCATTCAACAGATTTATGTACGCATTGATGACAAGCTGTCGAGAATCCAGAGGGGTCATGAGTATCCTGGAGATGATACGGTGTTTGATTTGATAGGATACCTTGTCCTATTGCTGATTGCAAAGGAAAGAAATGAGAGAGTATAGTAATTTAGAGCAGTTGTCTTTTGATGACATCCTGCTTGTCCCACAACATTCCGATATTAGTTCTCGTAAAGATGTTAGTTTAAGGACAAGGCTTGGGTCTGGTTTAGGAAGCATCGAGCTGGACGTCCCGGTACTTGCGGCACCGATGGATACCGTTTGTGAAAGAGAGATGGCTATTGCAATTAGAAAAGCTGGCGGTCTTGGCATTATGCATAGGTATTCTTCTGTAGAAAATCAGGCCCATCATATCGAAATGGCCAAGGCTTTTTCTGCTATTTCTGGTGGCTCTGTCGGAGCAAGAGGGGGGTTCGTTTCTGATGCAATTCATTTAGTAAATGCCGGAGCGGCCCTAATCCTAATTGATGTTGCCAATGGACACAGTGAGCACGCCATAAAAGCAGTTAAGAGTCTGAGAAGTATGTTTGGTAAAAGTTTACATATCATGGCTGGCAATGTTGCTAGCTGGGATGGTTATGCAAGACTTGCAGACGCTGGGGCAGACTCGATTCGTGTTGGTATTGGTGGGGGCTCTGCGTGTACAACAAGGGTAGTTAGTGCTCACGGGGTTCCTACTCTTGCATCAATTATAGATATTCGTAAGAGGGTTGAGTATGGAACTGGTCCAAGCATCATTGCTGATGGGGGAGTTCGTAATTCTGGGGATGCAGCTAAAGCTTTAGCCGCTGGAGCAAATGTTGTAATGCTTGGCAGACTACTTGCTGGAACAACAGAATCACCTGGAGACATTGTTGATGGAAGGAAGGTCTTTCGTGGAATGGCTTCTAGGGAGGCACAGGAGGAGGGTAGAGGCTCTGTATCTGGTGTGGAGGGTATTACGACTACCGTGCCTTTCGTTGGATCAGTTGATAATATTATTAATGACTTTAAGGCAGGATTGCGTAGTGCGCTGTCCTACACTGGTGTAAATAATCTTATTGACTTCTATCACGAGAGCATGTATAATAGAGTATCAAGCAATTCACTAAATGAAACCAAGCCACACGCAAAGGAATAATAATGCTTCGTGCTCGTAGAACAGGTACAGGAGATACTCCTACTAAGTTTTTTCGTTTCCCAGAAATCACAATAGATGGATTTGTGATTGAAAAAGGAGAGATCATCAAGGTCAAAGACGAGTGGGGTATGAGATTTAAGTTTGATAGTCTTGTTACTAATACCGAGACTGGTGCCCAATGGGTAGACTGCTTTGAGGTCTATAAAATGCGTACAGGTGTGCTAAGATCCTTTAAGATAGATAGAGTAAAGAGAATTCCAAAGAAGAGGAGTCGCCGTGCAAAACGAACAACAGCTAGTCCAACACCTTGACACAGTAAATAAGGTCGTTGGAGAATATCTCAAAGGTACAGACCCAACAAAAATTTCTAAGCAGCTTAGCATTCCCCGCACCAAGGTAGTTGAATACCTTAATGAGTGGAAGCAGATGGCTTCTGCCAATGACACCATTCGGGCCAGAGCCAGAGAAGCTTTGGCTGCCGCAGACGAACATTTTGGGAGGCTTATCTCTAAGTCTTATGAAATCATTGATGATGCAGATACCAATGGGGACTTGCGGTCTAAGTCTGGCGGTATCAAGTTAGTTATGGACATCGAGTCTAAGCGTATTGAGATGCTACAGAAGGCTGGCCTGTTAGAGAATAAAGAGCTTGCAGAGGAAATGCTTGAGATTGAAAATCGTCAGGCAATACTCGTAGGCATTCTTAAAGATGTTGCCGCAGAGCACCCAGAGATTAGAGATAAAATTATGAGAAGGCTTTCTGAAGCATCTACTAAACTAAATGAAACGGTAACGATTGTCCACGATGTTTGATGACTTTCTGGAGGCATTGGAGGACAGCCCATTTGAAGAAACTCCTGTAGATGCACACACGTTTGTAGAAGATGAAAATTTTTTGGGCCAGCCACCGTTGTCTAAGATCCAGTATGACATCGTAGAAGCAATGAGCCAGATCTATCGAAAAGAAGATCTCATTGTTTTGATGGGTCAAGAAGCTGGTGCCCAGTACTTTAAAAAGTTTACAAAGAATGAAGTTATTTTGCAGCTTGGCAAGGGTAGTGGTAAAGATTTTGTTTCCACCGTAGCCGTGGCATATGTTGTATATAAACTTCTATGCCTTAAAGATCCAGCAAGATATTACGGTAAGCCTTCTGGTGACGCCATTGATATTATCAACATCGCAATCAACGCACAGCAGGCAAAGAACGTTTTCTTTAAGGGGTTCAAAACAAAGATTGAGAAGTCTCCTTGGTTTGCTGGTAAATATTATTCCAAGATGGACTCTATTGAGTTTGATAAAACTGTTACTGTTTACTCTGGCCACTCCGAGAGAGAGTCTCACGAGGGCCTAAACCTTTTGGTAGCAGTCCTTGATGAGATTTCTGGCTTCTCCTCCGATGTTGGAACTGGTAATGAGCAGGGAAAGACAGCTGAAAATATCTATAAAGCATTTCGTGGTACCGTAGACTCTCGTTTCCCAGACTTGGGAAAGGTTGCCTTGCTGTCCTTCCCACGTTATCCTGGCGACTTTATTTCGTCCAAGTATGATGATGCTATTTTAGAAAAAGAAGTAATAGAAAGAGCCCACAAGTTTGTTATTAATCCAGATCTTCCAGAAGACTCTCCTGGGAACACCTTAGATATTGCTTGGGAAGAAGACCAGATTACTGGGTATAAGTATCCCAATGTGTTTGCCTTAAAGCGTCCTACTTGGGAAGTAAACCCAACAAGAAAGATTGATGATTTTAAGTTGGCGTTCTACACAGACCTGGGGGATGCCATGATGCGCTTCCTTTGTGTCCCAACATACTCCTCTGACGCATTCTTCAAGCAGAGGGACAAGGTTCGTGCATGTATGACCCTTCGCAATCCACTGGATGCTTTCAGAAGGTTTGAAGAAAACTTTAAGCCAGACCCAGATAAGAAATACTTTGTCCATGCTGACCTTGCTCAACGCCACGACAAGTGTGCTGTAGCAATTGCTCACGTGGATAAGTGGGTTAACATCCAGGTCATTAAAGACTACGAGCAGGTTGCTCCATTTGTTGTTGTGGATGCTGTGGCGTGGTGGGAGCCAAAGATCGAGGGGCCAGTCAACCTGTCGGAAGTTAAGCAATGGATCCAGAACCTTCGTAGGCTAGGCTTTGACATTGGCATAGTTAGCTTTGACCGCTGGCAATCGTTTGATATTCAGAACGAACTTAAGTCTGTTGGTATGAGAACAGAGACTGTGTCTGTAGCTAAGAAACATTATGAAGATATGGCCATGCTAATCTATGAAGAAAGATTGGTCATGCCAACTATCGAGCTTTTGTTTGAAGAGCTTACAGAGCTTAAGATTATGAAGGGTAACCGAGTAGACCACCCACGTAAAAGCTCTAAGGACTTGGCTGATGCTGTGTGTGGTGCTGTCTTTGGTGCTATCTCCCATACCCCAAAGAGCAACAACCTTGAGGTAGAGGTTCATACATTTAGGGACAGATCTAAGACACGACTTGAAGATCTACCAGATAACGTGATACACTATAAGTCCAAAGAAATGCCAGAAGACGTAAGAGACTATTTGGATAGGCTTGGTTTGGTTTAACCACAAACACTAGGCATTTTTTCAGATTCAACCACTAGATTTTGTATAAAGAAAGAGTATAATTGAGTTTACCAATTGATTTAGTTTACTTTTCTAATAAGTCTGAAAACACTAAAAGATTTGTAGATAAACTAAGTGATGTTAGCTGGAGAATTCCTTTAGCTTGGGATCACGAAAACCCATATTTGCATAGTCGAGAGTTTGTTCTCGTATTGCCAACATATGGAGCTGGTCGGGGTAGCCATGTTATTCCTTCTCAGGTAAAGAAGTTTCTTAATGTTAGATCAAACAGAGACATGCTTCGTGGGGTTATTGGGACTGGAAATACTAATTTTGGAGCCCATTTCTGTAAGGCTGCAGAAATGATCTCAGCCAAAACAGGGGTACCGCTCATTGGCAAGATAGAAATATTTGGTACAGAAGATGATGTTAAAACAATTACAGAAAGATTGAGGCTGCTTTATGACTACGAACTATAGCTATCACGAATTGAACGCTATGTTAAACCTTTATGGAGAGAACGGTGAGATACAGTTTGATAAGGATAGGGAAGCCGCAAAAACTTATTTCCTAGACCACGTTAATCAAAATACCGTCTTCTTTCACAGCCTTGAAGAAAAACTAGAATATTTAATTGAGAATGAGTATTACGATAAAGAGGTTCTAGACCAGTATGGCTTTGAGTTTGTCAAGAACTTATTTAAACAAGCATATGAGCACAAGTTTAGGTTTGCCTCATTCCTTGGTGCTTATAAGTTTTATACTGGCTATGCCCTTAAGACATTTGATGGGGAACGCTACCTAGAAAGATTTGAAGACCGTGTTTGCATGAACGCTTTGATGCTTGCACATGGAGACGCTAAGCTTGCCCAAGATCTTGTAGAAGAGATTATCTCTGGGCGATTCCAGCCAGCTACGCCTACTTTCCTCAACTCGGGCAAGAAGCAGAGGGGCGAATTCGTTTCGTGTTTCCTGCTTCGTATCGAAGATAACATGGAGTCCATCTCACGGGGCATCAATTCTTCGCTGCAGTTGTCTAAGCGAGGAGGGGGCGTAGCTCTTAACCTAACTAACCTTCGAGAAGCTGGGGCACCAATCAAGAAGATTGAGAACCAGTCCTCTGGAGTTCTTCCAATCATGAAACTACTAGAAGACTCCTTTAGCTATGCTAACCAGCTAGGTGCACGACAGGGTGCTGGGGCAGTGTATCTTAATGTACACCACCCAGACATTATGTCCTTCCTTGACACTAAAAGGGAGAATGCTGATGAGAAGGTTCGCATTAAGACCCTGAGTCTCGGGGTAGTTATTCCAGATGTCACTCTTGAATTAGCTAAGAATAACGATGACATGTACCTATTTTCACCATATGATATTGAAAGGGTATATGGTGTTCCTATGGCTGACATCTCTATTACTGAAAAGTACCAGGAGATGGTAGACAACCCAGAGATTAAAAAGAAGAAGATGAAAGCAAGGCTATTGTTTGAAACAATTGCTGAGCTACAGTTTGAATCTGGATACCCATATGTTGTATACGAAGACACTGTAAACGAAGCTAACCCCATTGAGGGTCGCATCAGCATGTCTAATCTGTGTTCAGAAATCTTGCAGGTAAGTACCCCTACAACATACAACGCAGACCTTAGTTATGACAATATTGGTAAAGACATTAGCTGTAATCTTGGTTCGCTAAATATTGCTATGGCAATGGAGTCACCAAACTTTGCTAAGACAATTGAGACAGCCATTAAGGCACTAACGTCTGTCGCAGACCTAAGCTACATTGAGTCTGTCATGTCGATTGCCGAGGGTAACAAGAAGTCTAGGGCCATTGGTCTTGGTCAGATGAACCTTCACGGGTACCTTGGAAAGCAAAAGATCCACTACGGTTCCGAAGAGGGCATTGACTTTACTAACATGTATTTCTATGCTGTTGTATACCACGCTATCAAGGCGTCTAACGAGATGGCGAAGAAGACTGGTAGCCCATTTGACAACTTTGAGAATTCAAAGTATGCTACTGGTGAATTCTTTGATAAGTACACCTTATCAGAATGGAAGCCAGCTACTAAGAGAGTTGCTAAACTATTTAAAGATTCAGGAATTGAGCTTCCTGCTCAAGCTGACTGGGAAAAGCTAAAGAGGTCCGTAATGAAGCACGGTATTTATAACCAGAATCTTCAGGCAGTGCCACCAACTGGATCAATTAGTTATATCAATAACTCTACATCTAGTATTCATCCTATTGCTTCTAAGATTGAGATTCGTAAAGAAGGAAAGCTTGGTCGTGTTTACTACCCTGCACCATTCCTAACCAACGACAACCTAGAGTACTTTGAGGATGCTTATGAGATTGGCCCAGATAAGATCATTGATACCTATGCTGCTGCAACCCAGCACGTAGATCAAGGCCTGTCTCTAACGCTATTCTTTAAGGACACTGCCACTACTCGTGACGTAAACAGAGCACAGATTTACGCATGGAAAAAGGGTATCAAGACAATTTACTATATTCGTATTCGCCAAATGGCACTAGACGGAACAGAGCAGGAAGGCTGTGTATCATGCATGTTGTAAGACCAATTAACTGGAATAAGATTGAAGACTCTGTTGATTTAGATGTCTGGAATAGGCTGACGGCAAACTTCTGGCTACCAGAGAAAGTTCCTATTTCTAATGATATTCAGGCCTGGGCCGCAATGACAGATGCAGAAAAGGAATTGACAAAAAAGGTGTTTACTGGTTTAACTCTTTTGGATACAATCCAAGGTACTGTAGGAGCAATGAGCCTAATGCCAGATGCCAGAACCCAGCACGAAGAAGCTGTTATCACTAACATCTCTTTTATGGAATCTGTTCATGCCAAGTCATACTCTAATATTTTTTCTACTCTTTGTTCTACTCAAGAAATTGATGATGCGTTTCGATGGAGTATAGATAGCCCTCTTTTAAATAAGAAAGCTAATATAATTATTGAAAAGTATGATGGAGATGACCCGTTAAAACGAAAAGTAGCGTCCACACTTCTTGAGAGCTTCTTGTTCTACTCTGGTTTCTACTGGCCACTGTACCTTTCTTCAAGGTCTAAGCTAACCAATACAGCAGACATGATTAGGCTGATCATTCGTGATGAGGCGGTACATGGATACTATATTGGCTACAAGTACCAGCAGGGGCTAGCAGAACAGTCTCCAGCGAGACAACAGGAGCTTAAGGACTATACCTATGACCTTCTCATGGAGCTATTTGACAATGAATGCAAGTATACTGCAGAGCTTTATGATGAAGTTGGCTTAACCGAAGACGTAAAGAAATTCCTACAATACAATGGCAACAAGGCATTGATGAATCTGGGATATGAGGCATTGTTTCCAAAAGAAACAACAAATGTTAATCCAGCAATTCTTTCTGCGTTGTCACCAAATGCTGATGAGAACCACGACTTCTTTAGCGGTAGCGGTTCAAGTTATGTGATTGGGAAACATGAAGCAACTACCGACGAAGATTGGTCGTTTTAAGAAGCATTACGCTTTGTTAAAAGAATGTCGAAGTCTTTTTCTTTTGTCCCACCATCGTATTCCCAAGCATACCCAAAGTCTATCATTTTCTTATTGATAGACTCTTCAGACCCGTCTAAAAATATCCAGCCAAGGATGCGACCAAACTTTCCAGTCTCGTCCTTTTCCGTCTTAATAATAACACTATTGCAAGACTCGATCTTGTGCTTTAGGTATTCTTTAGACTCTAGGCCAAGCTTTTTTTCTTCTAAGTTTTTTGTACGAGATTCTGGGGTATCTATGCCAGCAAGTCGTACCCTCTGGTGGTAGGAAATGCTAAACCCCAGATCAATTAAAACATCAATAGTATCACCATCTACCACGTTGGTTACTTCGACTACTCGATATTCATACATAGTAACAACAGTATACTGTATTTTTATACAACAAAAATTTAAACATAGGGATATAATAGTATTAGTAGTTATTCTACTATTATCGAAAGGAACTCCCCCCTATGTTTGTTTTTAATTTAATTGGTCGTATGTTTGCTGTTTTTGTTGTGAATGTGTTTGCTGTCCTTGCTGGCGGTGCAATTCTTGATATTGAATGGTGGAAAACGCTAGTCATTGCTGGTTTCATTGGTGTTGGTCAGGTATTAGATGACATGGCCCGTGCTTACATTGCAGATGGTAAGCTGACAAAAGATGAAGTTGAGCAGGCTTTTGAAAATGCCTCTCAGGCAAATGATAACTAAATAACTAAAACTTATAGCATTAGTCTGCTATTTTTTTAGGAGTTAAAATTAAAAGAGTCTATCTTCTATTTGCGATTTCCCTGTTAGCCGTTGGCCCTGTGTTTATTGCAGGCCCAGCGGCTGCGGCGTCATTGGTAAGTGCCCCAGAAAACGTCATAGCAGAATATTCTGAAGGTACTATTCTTATCACTTGGGACGATCCTAATACGGGGTCTCTAAGTGCTGAGAGGTATGCCATTTTTTTTGGAGCGGACGATTCATTCACTTATGCTGTAGCCACTGGAAATGTTGGAGATAGCACAGCCCTGAATACTAAATACTTGTTCAGCTGCGAAAGTTTCCAATCATTATTTGGCGTATCTGATTGTGTTGGAACGTTTAGCTTTAAGGTTAGATCAGATAATGATTCTCAAGCGGCTTACTCCGATTGGTCAAGTACTGTCGTCACGACTGTAGAACAGTCTTTTGTAGACAGTGAAACCGCACTGGCCGAGCAAGAAGAGGCTGCAAGGTTAGCGTCTGAGCAGGAGGCTGAGGCAGCTAGGTTGGCAGAAAAAGAGAGACAGGAGAAAGAGGCAGAAGAGGCAGCTAAGAAAAAAGCAGCAGAAGAAGAGGCCGCTCGTAATGCAGAAGCTGAAAGGCTAAGGCTAGAGAAAGAAGAGCAGGCAATGCTCGATGCAGAAAAAGCAAGGATTGCAGAAGAAGCAAGGATTGCAGAAGAAGCTAGGGTTGCAGAAGAAGCTAGGATTGCAGAAGAAGCTAGGATTGCAGAAGAAGCTAGGATTGCAGAAGAAGCTAG